CTCTTGAGGTTACTGCAGACGCAGATATGCTTCTTGAGTACTTGAAAAATGAATATGCTCAAAAAGAGATTCTGGATTCGTTAGAAGATTATATTGAGAATTCTGTCGCATTTGAAAATGCACAGGAATCAGTAAACCACCTACACCAAATCGTTTTAGACGTAGAGGAGAAGGTGGATCTTGAAGACCCACAGGAAAGTATGCAACGTATTGACCTGTTCGAGCCAGAGGAAGAAATAGCCAGGTACATACCACTTGGCCTCAATACGGATTATGACCGTGATATTCAATTCTCTCCTAGAGATTTGGTTATGATCGGTGGTAAACGAGGGGCTGGTAAGTCGGTTATATGTGCAAATATTGCTAATAATATTTACGCTTCTGGGAAGTCTGCTCTCTATTTCACTATTGAAATGGATAGCAGGTCTGTCCTGCAGCGTTGTTGTTCTATAGCCACCGATGTTCCTTTTTCACGTCTTCGTACTAAAAATCTTAGTGTAGGAGAATGGGAGAGAGTAGCAAATTGGTGGGCTAATCGTTTTGTTGTAGGACAGGACCGTTTGAAAGAATATAAAGAACACCGTGATTTTGAGAAATTTCATTCCACACTTAAAACTGGCGAGCTCCTCCCGACTCAACAGTTAGATGTTATCTATGATCCTTCTCTTACCTTATCTAAAATTCGTGCAGAGCTTGATAAAAAAGTCAAGCCCTTGAATGTTGGAGTTATCATTGTAGACTATATAAATCAAGTAAAACGGTCAAGTCTTCCTAACAGAGGAGGTCAGTATGACTGGACAGAACAAATAGAAGTTTCTAAAGCATTAAAGTCAATGGCACAAGAGTTTGATTGTACTGTATTTTCACCTTATCAAACAGATGCTACTGGTGAAGCTCGCTTTGCAAAAGGTATTTTAGACGCAGCTGATGCTGCATATGCACTAGAAACCTATGACCATGACGATGCTTGTATCACACTTAATTGTGTTAAAATGCGTTCAGCAGCTATGCGATCTTTCACATCTACAGTAGACTGGGAGTCATTAAAAATTGGACCAGGTACTGCGTTAACACCTCAAGAAAAAGAAGACTCTGCCCATAAAACAGGTGAAGATATAAATGATATCTAAAAATAGTTCTTGATTTTTGAGGCCAGTTATAGTATAATAATGTTGTATAAATAAGAAAAGTAAATAGGACATCAGTAAGTGATAGTAGAAGAATTACTAAAGCAGAGAGACATATATTTTATACCTAAGGGTGCTGATTTCTTAGTTAACTGTCTCAATCCGGAACACGATGATAAGAACCCTAGTATGAGGATTGATCAAATTACAGGTATTTATCAGTGTTTTTCTTGTGAGTTTAAAGGCAATATATTTACATATTTTGGGGAAAGGGCAAATCAATTACAGCTAAGACGAGAATTTCTAAAACGAAAAATTAGAGAAAAGAGGTCTGAAAGTATTGGTTTGTCCTTCCCCCAGGGTGTTATTCCTTATATTGGAAATTGGAGGCAGATTAAACCCGAAACATATAAAAGATTTGAAGCATTTCAATCAGTAGAAAGTAATTTTATAGGAAGAATTAACTTTCCTATAAGGGATATATCAGGACGTATAGTAGCATTTAACGGACGTCATACTACAGGAGGAACCCCTAAGTATATGATATCGCCAGCGGGTGCAAAGCTACCTTTATTTCCCGTAGTAGAACCTATACAAGGTAAAGTAGTTTTAGTGGAAGGTATATACGACATGCTTAATCTACAAGATAAAGGAATGACAAATGCAATTTGTACTTTTGGAACAAAAAATATTAATGAAGATAAATTAAGAATGCTTTCTATACAAGGAGTTGATAGTATAGATGTATTTTTTGATGGAGATGAGGCAGGACAGACTGCCGCAATAAAAGTAAAAGAGATGTGTAAACAAGTAGGTTTATTACATCGGAATATTTGTCTCAAGAATACAGATCCTGGGGCATTAAAACAACAAGCAGTAACCACTTTAAAGAGAAAATTATATGGCTAAGGTTGCCCTAATAGAAACCAAACCGAGTAGAACCAATTTTAAAAAAGAATTCGATAATGAAATAGAGTTTGATCAATATCAACTATGTTCTGATCGAAATATAAAAAAAGTATTAAAACGAGACTGTGACATTGAGATTGATACAAATGCATATGACTGGCTGATTCTTATAGGTAGTGATGCGCTAAAGTATTTTACTAAAATTAATTCAGTTACAGAATATTCAGGTAAAAGGGTAGATGAGAAATTTCTTCCTATTATTAATCCTGCCATGCTTTCTTTCAAGCCAGAGGCACAGCGTACATGGGACGATTCTAAGAAAAGTATTTTAGAGTATATAAACGATAATAAACAAGACACTGTTATTACAGAAGAGAATGTTAAAGGTATACAAAATACTAAAGAATGTAATGAATACATTAGAGCAGCTATAGCCTCCCCCTCTCCTTATATAGCACTTGATTCCGAAACCACAGGTTTATATCCTAGAGATGGATATATTCTTGGGGTTTCTTTATCTTATGAAAAAGATCGCGGGGTTTATATAGATACAGAGTGTTTCGATGAAACTACAGAAGAGTTATTACAACAGTTATGGAATGAAAAAATAGTAGTATTCCACAATGCCAAATTCGATATAGCTTTCTTTGAGTATCATTTTAATTTTAAGTTTCCTTGTTTTGAAGATACCATGCTACTGCATTATCTTATTGATGAGAATCCAGGCACACATGGCCTAAAGCAATTAGCTATGAAATATACCGTGTATGGAGATTATGAAAAGCCTCAAAATGATTGGATGGCACAATATAGAAAAGATAATGGTATGAGAAAAGATGACTTCACATGGGATTTAATTCCTTTTGATATCATGAAAACTTATGCAGCTATGGATGCTGTAGTAACTTTCTTACTTTACGAGAAATTTATAAAAATTAAAAGCAATAAAAGATTGGCTAAGGTATACGATAATATTCTTATACCAGGATGCCGATTTTTAACAGACATACAGGACAATGGTGTACCTTTTGATAAGAATAGGTTAATCAAGTCCCAAGAACTTATGCAGGTAGAGATTGATAATGCAGTTGCAGAACTGTATAAGCATCCTGCGATTGGCAAATTTGAGGAAATAAATGGAAAAGATTTTAATCCAAATTCTACTGTGCAGCTTCGTAGTTTATTGTTCGACTTCATTGGGCTTAATCCTACTGGAAAGAAAACTGGCACAGGCGCAAATAGCACAGATGCGGAAGTTCTTGAAGAGTTGGCACAACAATCCGAAGTCCCCCAACTTATCCTTACTATCCGACAAAAGTCTAAAATTAAAAATACTTATCTGGACAAAATCATACCTCAGTTGGACAGGGATAATAGATTACGTACGGGTTTTAACTTACATAGTACAACTAGTGGTAGGCTTAGCTCTTCTGGCAAGCTTAATATGCAACAACTGCCTAGGGATAATCCAATAGTTAAAGGATGTATTAAAGCAGCTCCTGGACATAAAATTATTTCAATGGATTTAACTACCGCTGAAGTATATGTTGCAGCAGTTTTAGCTGATGATACAGCACTTATGGACGTGTTTCGCTCAGGAGGCAATTTTCACTCACAGATTGCAAAAAAAGTATTTAAACTATCTTGTGAAGCCAGCGAAGTAGCAGAGTTCTATGGCATGCAAAGACAGGCAGCAAAAGCAGTAACCTTTGGCATCATGTATGGTGCTGGACCTAAAAAGATAAGTGAACAAGTTACCAAAGATAGTGGTAAAGCTTTCACCGTAAATGAAGCTAAGGAAGTTATTGATGATTACTTTACTGAATTTCACAAATTAAAAACATGGATCGAAAATAACCAAAATTTTATTAAGCAGAATGGATTTATTTATAGCTACTTCGGTCGTAAAAGGAGATTACCTAATGTCAAATCGACAGACAAAGTTATCCAGAGCCATAGCGTTAGGTCTGGTCTTAATTTTTTGGTGCAGTCTGCTGCTTCTGATATTAATCTTCTAGGAGCAATAGATATGGATTCATGGATTAAAGCAAACGGAAAGAAGGCTCGTATATTTGCTCTAGTACATGACTCGATTTTAGCAGAAGTACCTGATGATGAGATAGAAGAGTATAAACAAAAATTAACAGGATTTATTCAAATGAATAGAGGCATCTCTATTCCGGGAACTCCTGTAGGCTGTGACTTTGAAATTGTACATGATGACTACTCAGGTGGTAAGTTCGAGAAGCTTTATGGTAATAACGTATAAACAATTTCATACATTAAGATTTCCTATATTTATATTACATAGTGAAACATGGGAGATTGTTGATGGGCTTTTCTTTTGCGAAGGGAAGTTAGTAGATGATACTAATATGACAGGTAATAGTTTAGGGGCACGTAGAATACAAACTCCTTTCTCTAAACTATTTCCTTTAAAGAAAGCAATCATGGCCCCCAATGGTCTATTAAAACAAAAAACAAAATATTTTATAGATAGTAATGGTGTGCCTTTTATATATGAGAAAACAAAATTTATGAGCTTGAAATACTTAAAAATACAGAAAGTAACCTTAAAAGATACTGCATCGCTTTTAACAATAAAAGGAATAAGTACCCCTTTTACTGTTCCACGTCCTCCTTCCCCTGGATATGATTGGGCAGGCATATTGCATGTACAAAACCTACCCTGGATGCTTTACGAGTATGCGGAAACAAAACTTAAAGATACAAAAAGAAAAGTATGAATCCCATAACACAACTCTACTACAAAAACAAAAAGAAAAATATGAAAGCAGTAATAAGTAATAGAATTTATATGGATTGTACTATTGAACTCCAAAAGAGTATCGATAAAGAACTTACATATGCAATCCCCACTCACAATCCACTTGATCCTCCTCAGATAATTAAAAATATGGGGCTTATTCGTAATGGGTTAATATCAATGCCGATAGGGAGATTAGATTTAATCCCAGAACATTACGAAGTAATAGATAAACGCATTAAAAAGCCAGTAGAATTTCCTGAGTTTAAGTTCGAGTTACGATCTAGTCAAAAAAAGGTTTATGAAGAGCTTGAAGACAATGCTATAATTAACGCTTGGGTCAGTTGGGGAAAGACTTTTACAGGTCTCGCAATAGCGGGCAAGTTAGGTCAAAAAACACTTGTTGTTACTCATACTGTTCCTTTAAGAAACCAATGGGCAAAAGAAGTAGAAAAAGTATTTGGTATTATACCTGGCATTATAGGTAGTGGAAGATTTGAACTTGATGCTCCTATCGTAATAGGGAATACTCAAACTTTGTACCGAAATATAGACAAGATTCGTAAAGAATTCGGGACTGTTATCCTTGATGAAATGCATCACGTTAGTAGTCCAACCTTTTCCAAAGTTATAGATACAAATTATTGTCGATATAAGATAGGACTGTCAGGTACTATCGAAAGAAAAGATGGAAAACATGTAGTATTTCGAGATTATTTTGGTAATACTATATTCAAACCACCAAAAGAAAACTACATGACTCCTAGTATACATTTAGTTGCATCTGAAGTAAGGTTCATGGACGGGGCCAGAATACCGTGGGCTAATAGAGTAACACAGTTAGCAAACGATGAGGAATATCGTCATACAATAGCAATGCTGGCGGCGGCCTACGCCGCAAGAGGGCATAAAGTATTAGTAGTAAGTGACCGAGTAGCTTTTCTAAAAGCCTGTGCTGAACTAACGGGTGATAAAGCAATTTGTGTAACAGGAGATGTTTCTCATGAAGAGAGAGAAGTATTAATAGAAAAAATGCTAACTGAAGATAAAAATGTTTTATATGGTACTCAAGCAATTTTCTCAGAAGGTATATCAGTAGATACACTCAGCTGCCTCATACTTGGTACACCTATAAATAATGAACCTTTGCTCACTCAGTTAGTGGGACGAGTAATTAGGAAAAGGGAAGGAAAAATAAACCCTGTAGTAATAGATATACATCTGAAAGGAAATACTGCTCGAAAACAAGCTTCAAATCGTGTGGGGTTCTACATGAAGCAGGGCTGGCATATGAAGTACCTTTAAAAAAATAATTCTTGACAATATATCAATTTTAGAGTATAATTATGTTCTTATTTGACTGGAAAAAAATCTACAATGTGACAGAAGGGAATATTTATCACTGTAACTTAGTTATGGAAATGCTCATAAAAAAGAGTGTTCCTAAAAATAAGTATGACCCTATTTATAGATTTTTTGAAATGGATTTCCATGGGCATAGTTTTATGCTACACCCTGATCTTCTTTTATACCACTCTTATAAGTACCCAGTTCGTGATATTTCAGTATACTATGCGCTTGCTTCGTTGAGAAGTTTGCCAGAGTATATAGTATCACAAAAAATAACACTAGATCTACTGCATTTGCCTGTAGGACTAGACCTAATCATAGACAATAGGCTACTTACGATAGATTATGATTCTATTCATTTTTTATACGAAGAAGTCACAACGGAGAACATACACTAATGGCTTTATCATTTAACAAACAAACTGGCGGCGCCCAGAAATCCTCAATTAACTCTTTTCAATACAAAGATGGCGACAATAAAATGCGTGTTGTAGGAGATATCCTTGCTCGTTACGTTTACTGGATTCAAGGAGAGAATGGAAAAAACATTCCTTTAGAATGCTTATCCTTTGATCGTAATAAAGAGCGTTTTAATAACAAAGAACAAGATTGGGTTCGTGAATACTACCCTGATTTAAAGTGTGGCTGGAGCTATGCTACTCAGGTAATCGACCCTAATGATAATACTATAAAAGTAGCAAATTTAAAGAAAAAACTGTGGGAGCAAATAATTACTGCTGCAGAAGATCTTGGAGATCCTACTGATACTAAAACTGGTTGGGATATATGTTTCAAAAGAGTCAAAACGGGCCCTTTACCTTACAATGTAGAGTACCAACTTCAAGCATTGAAGTGCAAGCCTCGTGCTCTTACTGAAGCTGAATTAGTACTTATTGCTGATCTTAAATCTATGGATGATGTTATGCCTCGTCCAACTGCTGATGCTCAGAAAGAACTTCTTGATCGCATTCGTAATGCAAATCAAGATAATGATGATGAAACTCTTGAAGAACAGTTCAATGTAGCATGATCTTATTTACAGCGGATTGGCATATAAAACTGGGACAGAAAAATGTCCCAGTTGATTGGGCTTTTAACCGTTATAAAATGTTTTTCAAACAAATTTACGATGTAGAAAAACAATGTGATATGCACATAATTGGGGGCGATATTTTTGATCGTCTACCGAACATGGAGGAATTAGAACTTTACTTCTCTTTTATTAGAGAGGTAAAGATTCCTACGCTTATATATGATGGAAATCACGAAGCTACCAAGAAAAATAAAACATTTTTCTCTAGGCTAAAACAAGTATCCAGAGATATTAATCCTTTAATTAACATAGTAGATATTTCTTATGTTGATAAAGATTTAGGTTATGGTATATTACCTTATGCAGATTTACATCGTAAAAATATTATTGAACATTTTGATACGACTCAGCCTTTATTCACACATGTGAGAGGAGAAATTCCGCCACATGTTAAATCAGAGGTAGATTTAAATATATTTGCAGATTTCCCAATAGTTTTTGCAGGAGATCTACATGCTCATAGTAATACACAACGAAATATAGTATATCCTGGTAGTCCTATGACTACTTCGTTTCATAGAAGCAAAGTAAAAACAGGATATTTACTAATAGATGAAAAAGATGCATGGTCTTGGCAATGGAAAGAATTCGATCTTCCACAGTTACTTAGAAAAACTGTATCTGATCCAACTGAAATGGTTCCTACTAATTTTGACCATACTATCTACGAGATTCAGGGAGACATACAAGATCTAGCACGAGTCAAGAACTCAGAACTACTAGACAAGAAAGTAGTTATTAGAAAGTCTGAAGCAGCTTTAATTATAGATAAGGATATGACTATTGAAGAAGAATTAATAGAGTATCTAACCTATATTTTAGAAATTTCTTCGGACAAGATACCAGATATTTTAGGGACTTATAATGATTACGCTACAAACTCTCAAATGGGATAACTGCTTTAGTTATGGTAGTAAAAATATTTTACAGCTTGATGATAACACAGTAACACAAATTATTGGAACTAATGGTATGGGAAAGTCTTCTATACCTTTAATCATTGAAGAAGCATTATTTAATAAAAATTCCAAAGGTATTAAGAAGGCGAACATACCTAATAGGTATATTAATAAAGGATACAGTATATATCTGTCTTTTACTAAAAATGAAGATTGTTATGAAGTAACTATTCAACGCAAGACAAGTATTAAAGTAAAGTTAGAAAAGAATGGAGAAGATATCTCTAGTCATACTGCAACAAATACCTATAAAAGTATACAAGAAATCATAGGAGTAGATTTTAAAACCTTTTCCCAGTTAGTTTATCAGAATACTAATGCAAGTTTACAGTTTCTTACTGCTACTGATGCTAATCGTAAAAAGTTTTTAATAGATTTACTACACCTAGAAAAATACGTTGAATTATTTGATGTATTTAAAGAAGCTGTAAGAAGCGTTGCTTTGCAGACAGTATCTGTAGCATCAAAATTAGCAACTATTGAAAAATGGCTTCAAGATAATAAATTGAGTGATACTAACATACTACCCATGTTAGATTTAGATATCGAAACATCTGAAGATGAAGAGCTCTTACGTTTTTTAACAATAGAGTTCCAAAATATCTCGGAAAAAAATAAAAAGATATCGAAAAATAATCAATTCAAGAAGTTACTACAAAGTATAGATATAGGGAGTATTCAAAGTCAAAGGTTAGAGTTAATAGACTATGACTCATTAGTATATGAACATGGAGAGGTACGAGCAGCCATAGCGGGGTCGGAACAGACTTTAAATAGTCTGAAAAAACTAAAAGAAACATGCCCTACCTGTAATCAATCTATAGATAGATCTGTAGAAAAAGATATGATTGTGTCAGAACGTACAAAACTAGAAAAATCTAAAGGACGAGAAAGTGATCTTATCGAAGAAACTAAACGAGTTAAAAAACATAATGACCAAGTCTTTGCTAATGAAAAGTCTCGAGTTGATTGGGAAAATTTGTATAGATCTATCGACCATAGCTTACCAACACAGTCGCTTGATCCTGGACAGCTTGATAGTAGGATTTGTAGCATTCGAGAAAGACTTCAAGAAACAAAGAAAACAATACTTGAAATCACAGGAGAAAATGAAAAAAGAACAAAACGTAACACGAGGATCCAAGTAATAAAGGAACAAACAAATGAGTTCACCATACAGCTAGAAGAATGTATAAAGGAAATAGAAATACAGAATAAATTAGAATCTAATTTAGAAGTATTAAAAAAATCCTTTAGTACAAATGGGCTTCTTGCATATAAAATAGAAAACTTAGTAAAAGAATTAGAAGAGTTAGCAAATGAATATTTAGCGGAACTTTCTGATGGTCGTTTTACTCTCGAATTTGTAGTTTCTAACGATAAACTCAATGTGCAAATTACAGATAATGGTAATATAGTAGATATTCTTGCACTCTCCTCTGGAGAGCTTGCAAGAGTAAATACGGCTACCTTGATTGCAATTCGCAAACTTATGAGTAGTATATCTAAGTCTAGGATCAATGTATTATTTTTAGATGAGGTTATCAATGTTTTAGATGAAGCAGGTCGTGAAAAAATGATAGAAGTATTACTGAGTGAAGATCTAAATACTTATGTAGTATCTCATGGTTGGACACATCCTTTATTAGAAAAAATTGAAGTCGTCAAGCACGGAAACGTTAGTGGATTAGAGTAATGGTAGATTCTAGAGCGAAAGGAGCAAGAGGGGAGTATTTAGTACGTGATATGCTTCGTGAATTTACAGGTTTAAAGTTTGAAAGAGTACCTGCCTCAGGTGCTCTTGAATATCTAAAAGGAGATATATATGTTCCTAACAGTAGAAATTTTTTCTGTATTGAAGTAAAGAACTATAAAGAATCTCCTTTAACTGATAAAATATTTACCCAACCTAAGACTAGCAATCTTATACGTTGGTGGAAAAAAGTTGTAAGACAGGCGGAAGGTGGTGATCAAAAACCCCTTCTATTTTTTAAATATGACCGATCCAAAGTATTTGTTTGCACTGAAAATAAGCCAATGAATACGCCAAACTATATACATATTGCCTTTCTAGGTTGCTATGTATTATTAGCAGAGGATTGGTTAGCAATTGAGAATACGGAGTTTATAAGTGGCTTTTAGTTTTAATGAGGGTATGGCCGGCGTAGCTGGTAGAACACTTATTGTTGACGCATTAAACTTAGCTTTTAGATGGAAACATCAAGGACGTACTGATTTTCGCAATGATTATATACTTACAGTAAAATCTTTAGCAAATTCCTATAAGTGTAGTAATGTTATTATTACTGCTGACTGGGGTTCTTCTACATATAGACGAAAGATTTCACCTGAATATAAACAAAACCGTAAAGATAAATACGCAGATCAAACAGAAGAAGAGAAACAAGCGTTTAAGGACTTCTTTGAAGAGTACGAAGAAACATTAGAATTATTATCAGAAAGTTATAAAGTATTAAGATTTCAAGGTGTAGAGGCAGATGATCTTGCTGCCCACCTTGTAAAGGAAAAGAAAAAGTATGGCTTAGATGATATATGGATGGTCTCAAGTGACCGAGACTGGGATTTACTAATTCAAGAAGGAGTAAGTAGATTTTCTTACGTGACTAGAAAAGAGGTAACAATAGGTAATTGGGGGGAGCACTACAATGTAGCCCCTGAAGAGTATATTTCTTTCAAATGCTTAACAGGAGATAAAGGTGACAATGTTCCAGGAATAACAGGAATAGGACCTAAACGTGCAGAACAGCTTATTAAAGACTATGGAGATGCTATGACAATATATGATAACATCCCTATAGCAGGTAAGTATAAGTATATTCAAGAGTTGAATGCTAATGCCGAAATTCTTCTAAAGAACTATGAATTGATGGACTTAATAACATATTGTGATGATGCAATAGGTGAGCACAACGTGCTTGAGATTGAGGGGATGATGAAGTAATGGATAAGTATCAGCAATTTATACATAAAAGCCGTTATGCACGCTGGCTGGATAAAGAAAAACGTAGAGAAACTTGGGAAGAAACAGTACAAAGATATATTAATTTTTGGAAAAATAGAGAACAGTTGAATGATGCCGAAGGTTTAGAGTTGTTTACAGCTATTCAAACTTTAGAAGTTATGCCTTCTATGCGCTGTTTAATGACAGCAGGCGAAGCTTTAGATAGAGATAATGTAGCAGGGTTTAACTGTAGTTATTTACAGATAGATCATCCTCGAGCTTTTGATGAGCTCATGTATGTTCTTATGTGTGGAACAGGAGTAGGCTTTAGTGTAGAACGTAATTTTATAGCTAAACTACCAGAAGTGGCTGAAAGTTTTCATAAAACCAGTTCAATAATTGTAGTAAGCGATAGTAAATTAGGATGGTCTAGTGCGTTCCGAGAGCTTATAGCAATGCTTTATGCAGGAAAAATACCTAAGTGGGATATGAGTAGAGTACGTCCTGCAGGTGCAAGACTTAGAACTTTTGGGGGTAGGGCCAGCGGTCCAGAACCTTTAATAGATTTATTTAATTTTTGTGTACAAGTATTCTCTAAAGCAGCAGGACGCAAACTTACAAGTATTGAATGTCATGATATATCTTGTAAAATAGCAGATATTGTAGTTGTGGGAGGCGTTCGTAGATCAGCTTTGATTAGTTTATCTAATTTATCAGATCCTAGAATGGCAAAAGCCAAGTCAGGAGCTTGGTGGGAGTCAGAAGGACAGCGTAGATTAGCCAATAATAGTGTGGCATATACTGAGAAACCTGATTTTCAGTCTTTTCTTTCTGAAATGCAGAATATGTACGAAAGTAAGGCAGGAGAAAGAGGAATTTTCAGTAGAATAGCTGCACAAAAAATTGCGGCAAGAAACGGACGTAGAGATGCTGAACATGCTTTTGGTACTAATCCCTGTTCAGAAATTATTTTACGAAGCAATGAATTTTGTAATCTTTCAGAAGTAGTAGTTCGAGAAAAAGATACTTTAGAAGTTCTAAAACGTAAAGTAAGATTAGCTACAATTATTGGCACGCTACAATCTACACTTACAGACTTTAGGTATCTACGAGTTCGTTGGAAGCGTAATACAGAAGAAGAAAGTTTGCTGGGCGTAAGTCTCACAGGTATAATGGATCATCCTTTATTAGGGCACTCTTGTTCTGAACTGGAAGAATGGTTAACACAAATGAGGGAGGTAGCAATTGAAACAAATAAAGAGTGGTCTGCGCGTCTTGGGGTCAATCAGTCTACAGCTATTACATGCGTTAAACCTAGTGGTACTGTCTCTCAGCTGGTTGATTCTGCTAGTGGGATTCACCCTAGGTTTTCTAAGTATTATATTAGAAGAGTACGTTCGGACAAAAAAGACCCGTTGGCAGAATATATGATATCTGCAGGTTTCCCTGTAGAACAAGATGTAATGACAACAAGTTCAGTAGTATTTAGCTTTCCTGTAAAGTCTCCTGGAACAAGTAAAACTGTAGAAGAAGTAGGTGCAATGGAACAACTAAAGTTGTGGAAAACATATCAAGATTTTTGGTGTGAACACAAACCTAGTGTAACTGTGTACTATACAGACAACGAATTTTTACAGATAGCTCAGTGGATTTGGGAAAACTTTGATACTGTTAGCGGCATTAGCTTATTGCCGGTAAGTGACCATGTTTATCAGCAGGCTCCTTACGAAGATATAAGTAAACAAGAATATGACGAATTTTTAGCCACAATGCCTAAAGATGTTATATGGGAAAATCTTGCTCAATTCGAGCAGGAAGACAATACAACCGGATCACAAGAACTCGCCTGTACAGGCGGTGCATGTGAAATAGTATAGGAAAATAAAAAATGAGTGAAGTAACTGAAAATGCAGTACAAACTATTTCTATAAATGATAAAGAGTACAAAGTAGATGAGATTTCTGATAGAGCTAAGTATCTTGTGGCACAAATTCAAGATATGCAGACACAAGCAAATCAAACTCGTGCTCGTCTTGATCAAATAGAAGTAGGTATGAGAGGTTTTACAAGCTTGCTACAGGAGGAGCTGGAAAAACCTAGTGATGAAGGTGAACTAGTACAATAAAAAGGGGCTTCGGCCCCCTTTTTTTATCCTCCTATGAAGATATATGCTGCACCAGCAGCGCTTCCTCCAGTATCTTCAGCCCATGCACCTACAATAATTATACCCTCGTCCTCGTCTATTGCTGCTGCATTCCCAAACTGATCGCCACCTTGATCATCAGATGCTACTATTTTTTTAGCTTGTGTCCATGTAGTTCCATCACGAGTAAAGATATATGCTGCACCAGCACTGCTTCCTCCAGTATCTTCAAGACGAGCACCTACAATAACTGTATCACCTGATATGTTACTAGAATAACCAAAATCATCACTAGCTGCTGCATCAGATGCTTGTATTTTTTGTTGTTGAGTCCAAGTGGTTCCAGAACGAGTAAAGATATATGCTGCACCCGCGTTGCTTCCTCCAGTATCTTCTCTAATAGCACCCACAACAACTGTATTACTGTCTATTCCAACGGACTGTCCAAATCGATCATCTGCCGCTGCATCTGATGCTGTTAGCTTTTGTTGTTGAGACCAAGTAGTGCCGGAACGAGTAAAGATATAAGCAGCACCCGCATTGTCTCCTTCAGTATCTTCAAAAGTGGCACTTACAATAGCTGTATCCCCTGATAGTCCAACATGGTCCCCAAAATAATCACCAGCTTGTATATCAGATGATTGTATTTTTTGTTGTTGAGTCCAAGTGGTTCCTGAACGAGTAAAGATATATGCTGCACCCGCCTCGGCTCCTCCAGTATCTTCAAAGGCGGCACCTATAATAGCTGTGTCACCACTTATTGCTACTGAGTACCCAAAATGATCACGAAATTGTGGATCAGATGCTGTTAGCTTTTGTTGTTGAGACCAAGTAGTTCCAGAACGAGTATAGACATATACTGCACCCGCCTCGCCATAAGTAACCTGTTTGCTATACGCACCTGCAATAAGTGTGTCACCGTCTATTGAGACTGAGTGACCTAAATAATCATCAGTTGCTGCATCAGATGCTGTTAGCTTTTGTTGTTGAGTCCAAGTAGTTCCAGAACGAGTATAGACATATGCAGCGCCTTTATTACTGTTTTCCTTATAAGCACCCACGACAACTGTAGTGCCTGATATATCAACCTCCTTTCCAAAATAATCATCTGCCGCTGCATCTGATGCTACTATTTTAGCTTGTTGAGTAGTAGCAGTCCAATCGTACGCAAATTCTAATGTAAATGCACCTATTGAATTTACAGCACCATTGACACCATCTGTAACAGTAAAGGTGATAGAAAAAGTACCTGCATAAGCCTCCGTAGTAGTAGGTGTTATAGTAAATACATTTGCACTTTGAGAGACTGTAGCAGTAGCTCCTCCTCCATTGGTTAAAGAACCCGTAGTAACTGCATATGACCATGTTAACGGGAACCCTTCTGGGTCTGTAGATACCGCAGTAATGACAGTTGCAGTTGCATCTGTAGCCAAGGTATAAGCAGAACTAACTCCAGTGATAGCTGTGGGGGAAGCATTTGATACAGTAGCTACAAGAAACCACCCGTTAACTGAATATAAGTACAATTTATTAGTAGCTGTAACATATGCCAAATCTCCAGTAGACATTCCCGTAGCAGCTATTAAAAGAGCAAAAGTTGCATATACAGTAGTACTAAATCCACCAGAAACTACAAGGTCAAGAGTACCATCACCATCATCATATGTTGCTGCTATATTTGTCTCTGTATTACCAGTAAACATTGCACCAACAACATCCTGTACCTCCTCTGTATTTAAGCCGCCACCAGCATCAGACTCCCATCTGGTGGTAGTAGAATTATAAGTATATGTAAGTCCTCCTCCTATAATGGTATCTCCATTAGAAGGGGAATTTGTAAAATTAACAGGCATTTTCTAATCTCCTTTAACTGTCGTCTGATAGAGCGGTTTGTGTACTTGGATATGCTCTTCCAGTACCCCAAATGATTTGAATGGTAGCATCTCCACCAGGATTCGCATTATATCCGGCGCCTCCACCATAATCTCCACCGGCACTATTTCCTGCACCTCCTCCATCTGAACCACCACTACCACCTTTACCGGTACCTCCCCATCCACTACCATTATTTGTTCCACCAGCTCCATTACTGCCTTGACCATATCTTCCAACACCGCCACCGCCAGTAGCAGCGCTACCAGATGATGAACCACCACCACCGCCTCCAGAGCCAGCAAGTCCATTCTCGTATGAACCAGTACCATATCCTCCACGGCCACCGTTTCCAGCATATCCTGCCGCGCCTCCACCACCGCCCCATTTACCATCAGTTAAAGAGCCACCAGCACCACCAGTGCCACCACCTGAAGTACCAGTACCGTAAGTACTACTACTTGATGACCAACCTGTTCCACCAGCGGCGAGGGTCGAGTTGCTTTGAGGCGACTCACCACCGTTTGCATATAGAATATTAGTACCTCCACTTGTCTGAAAGGCTGTTCGTGTCGCATCACCAGAGTCATTTCCACCATCACCACCAGCAGTTCCTATAACAGCTTTGTATGTTGCTCCAGGCACGACAGGGATATCATTTTTCCATCTCAAACCACCACCAGCACCTCCAGCAGAACCACTACCACCATAATCTCCTCCAGCTCCTATACAAAGAACACATATACTAGTAACATCAGTAGGGACTGTGAAAGTGTAAGTAGATTGATATGCTGGACCAGAAATACTGCCAGCTTTATAATATGCCTGACGGCCACGGGGATGAAATGCTAATGTAAATGCACCTACTGCATTGACAGCACCATTGAGGTTATCTGTAACACTAAAAGTGATGGAGAAAGCACCTGCATAAGCCTCTGTAGTAGTAGGTGTTATAGTAAATACATTATCACTTTGAGAGACTGTGGCAGTAGCTCCTCCTCCATTGGTTAAAGAACCCGTAGTAACCGCATATGACCATGTTAAAGGAAATCCTTCTGGATCTGTAGATACCGCGGTAATAACAGTTGCAGTTGCATCTGTAGCTAAGTCATAAGTAGCACTAACTCCAGTGATAGCTGTGGGAGAGGCGTTAGCTACAGTAGCTACAAGAAACCAACCATTGACCGAATATAAATATAATTTATTAGTGGCTGTAACATATGCCAGATCTCCTGTAGACATTCCAGTAACAGCTATTAAAAGAGCAAAAGTTGCATAGACACTAAGTCCTGCAGCTTCAGAAACTACAAGATCAAGGGTACCATCACCATCTTCATATGTTGCTGTTATGCCTGTTCCAGCACTATCAGTAAACATCGCACCAACAACATCTTGAACCCCTTCTGTATTTAAGTCGCTGCCACCACTAGATTTCCACCTAGTAGTAGTAGAATTATAAGTATATGTAAAACCCCCTGATGTAATGGTATCTCCATTAGACGGGGAGTCTGTAAAATTAACTGGCATTTTCTAATCTCCTTAATACTAGCATAATATAGTTTTTATTTATCATAATTCTATTCTGCCACAAAAATATAAGCAGCACCCGAATTGCTTGCTGTAGTATCTTCGGTCCAAGCACCTACAATAACTGTGTCACCTGATATTGCTGCCCCAATCCCAAAGTTATCACCCGATCCTGTATCAGAACCTTGTATCTTTTTCTGTTGAGACCAAGTAGTGCCAGAACGAGTAAAGATATATGCTGCACCCGCATCGGTAGCTCCAGTATCTTCCTGATATGCACCTACAACAACTACGTTACCATCTATTTCTACGTGATATCCAAATCTATCACCAGCAGCTATATCAGATGATTGTATTTTTTGTTGCTGAGTCCAAGTGGTTCCAGAACGGGTATAGATATATGCAGAACCTGCATCGGTTCCTCCAGTATCTTCCATATATGCACCTACAATAACTGTATCTCCTGATATTGCTACAGTAAACCCAAATCTATCACCAGCGGCTGCATCAGACGCTGTTAGTTTCTGTTGTTGAGACCAAGTAGTGCCAGAACGAGTAAAGATATATGCTGCACCCGCATCGGTTCCTCCAGCATCTTCATAAGAAGCACCTATTACTACTGTATTATCATCTATTGCTACAGCAAACCCAAGTTTATCACCAGCGGCTGCATCAGACGCTGTTAGTTTCTGTTGTTGAGACCAAGTAGTGCCAGAACGAGTAAAGATATATGCTGCACCCGCATCGGTTCCTCCAGCATCTTCCGTATAAGCACCTACAATAACTGTGTCATCTGATATTGCAACTCCGCGTCCAAATCTATCTTCAACTGCTTTATCAGATGCTTGTATTTTTTGTTGTTGAGACCAAGTAGTGCCAGAACGAGTAAAGATATATGCTGCACCCGCATCGGTTCCTCCAGTATCCTGCCTGTAAGCACCCGCAATAATTGTATCACCTGATATTGATATTGCAATCCCAAAGTTATCAGTAACTGCACCATCAGATGCATATATATTTTGTTGTTGAGACCAAGTAGTACCAGAACGGGTAAAAACATATGCAGAACCTGCATCTGTATTACTAGTGGGTTGGTCCCCGAAGGAACCTACAACAGCTGTGTCACCATCTATTCCTACCTTATATCCAAAATAATCACTAGCGCCAGCATTGGATGCTTTTACTTTTTGTTGTTGAGCAGTAGCAGTCCAATCGTATGCAAATGTTAATGTAAATGCACTTGCTGCATTGACAGCACCATTAACTCCATCTGTAACGGTAAAAGTGATAGAAAAAGTACCTGCATAAGCCGTAGTAGTAGTAGGAGTAATAGTAAATACATTCGCATTCTGAGAGACTGTAGCAGTAGCTCCTCCTCCATTGGTTAAAGAACCCGTAGTAACTGCATATGACCATGTTAAAGGGAACCCTTCTGGGTCTGTAGATACCGCAGTAATGACAGTTGCAGTTGCATCCTCAGCCAAGCTATAAGTAGCACTAACTCCAGTGATAGCTGTGGGAGAGGCGTTTGATACAGTAGCTATAAGAAACCACCCATTAACTGAATATAAATACAATTTATTATTGGCCGTAACATATGCCAGATCTCCAGTAGACATTCCCGTAACAGCTACCAAAAGAGCCATAGTTGCATAGACAGTAATTCCTGAAGCGTCAGGAACTACAAAGTCAACAGTACCATCACCATCTTCATATGTTGCTGTTATACCTGTTTCTGTATTACTACTAAACATCGCTCCAACAACATCTTGAATTCCTTCTGCTGCTAAGGTATTGCCGCCACTAGACTCCCACCTGGTAGTAGTAGAATTATAAGTATATGTAATTCCTTCTACTACGACGGTATTTCCATTAGACGGGGAGTCTGTGAAATTAACAGGCATTGTTTTTCTCCTTACTGTTTCTGTTTGTCATAATTTTATTCTGCCAGGAAGACATATGCGGAACCCGCACCTGAGGCCGTGGTATCTTCACCAGTGGCTCCTACTACTACTGTATCATCATCTATTGCTACGGCAGTTCCAAATTTATCATCAGCACCCGCATTTGATGCTGTTAATTTAGCTTGTTGAGACCAAGTAGTACCGGAACGAGTAAAGATATATGCTGCACCCGCATTTGAGCCTCCAGCATCTTCATTATGGGCCCCTACTACTACTGTAGCCGGTGATACAGATACATCTATACCTACCTTTGTTCCAAAATTATCGCCAGCTTCTCCATCTGATGCTGTTAACTTGGCTTGCTGAGACCATGTAGTACCTGAACGAGTAAAGACATAAGCGGAGCCGGAAGAGGTTCCATCATCATCATCATACCAAGCTCCTACAATTATGTTATCACCATCTATTCCTACTGAAAACCCAAATTGATCACTAGCTGCTGCATCAGATGCTACTATTTTAGCTTGTTGAGTCCAAGTAGTTCCAGATCGAGTAAAGACATATGCGGAACCCGCAGCTGAATTTTCCAAATATGCTCCTACAACAAGTGTGTCACCTGATACTGATACGCTGGCAGAAGACCCACCAAAATAATCACCAGAAGCCCCATCAGATGCTGTTATTTTCTGTTGGACAGACCATGTAGTACCGGAACGAGTAAAGATATATGCTGCACCCTGACCCGAATTGTCGCCGTAATTTACAGCACCTACCACAATAGTATTACTATCTAGTGCTACAGAACCCCCAAAATTGGCGTACGATGGATGGTCTGCTGATTGTATTTTTTGTTGCTGAGACCAAGTAGTTCCAGAACGAGTAAAGACATATACTGAACCCGCACTTGATGCTCCAGTAGCTTCCATATAAGCCCCTACTGCTACTGTATCACCATCTATTTCTACTGCATTACCAAAATGGTCCCCCGCTGCTAGATCTGATGAAACTAACTTTTGTTGCTGAGACCATGTAGTGCCAGAGAGATTAAAGACATATGCTGCACCTGCATCGTTTCCTCCTCCAGCCTTTGTTGCATAGTCAGCACCTACAATAGTATAAGCACCATCTACTGAAACGGCCTGTCCAAAATAATCATTTGCCCCTAATCCAGATCCTTGTATCCTTTGCTGAGTAGCACTACCCCAATCGTATGCAAATGTTAATGTAAATGCACCTACTGCATTGACAACTCCATTGACTCCATCTGTAACGGTAAAAGTGATAGAAAAAGTACCTGCATAAGCCGTAGTAGTAGTAGGAGTAATAGTAAATACATTCGCATTCTGAGAGACTGTAGCAGTAGCTCCTCCTCCATTGGTTAAAGAACCCGTAGTAACTGCATATGACCATGTTAACGGGAACCCTTCTGGGTCTGTAGATACCGCAGTAATGACAGTTGCAGTTGCATCTGTAGCCAAGGTATAAGCAGAACTAACTCCAGTAATAGCTGTGGGAGAGGCATTTGATATAGTAGCAACAAGAAACCAACCGTTAACCGAATATAAGTATAATTTATTAGTGGCTGTAACGTATGCCTGATCTCCAGTAGACATTCCAGTAGCAGCTATTAAAAGTGCAAAAGTTGCATAGACAGTAACAGTTCCTGAAGCTGCTATAGTAATAGAATTATTAGCAACAGTAGTGTTTACTCCGGTACCCCCACTAAAAGTTAGGGTGTCTGTACCAACAGTAACTGCGTCATTACTACCAGAATCTGCAGCGATAGTAAGAGTAGAAGCTGAGGCGGCTTTTGAAACAAACTCAACCCATTGAGAGCTACTACCATCATTATAATATATATAAGGATTGAGATCATCAGAATCCCACCAAACGTCTCCCGAGGAAGGGCTACCAGGAGCAGAAGCTCCGGGAGTAATACTACTACCACCAGCAGCAACGGCTCCCCATTCAAGAGTAGTACCTGAAGAAGGTGCTTTAAGAACTTGACCTGATGAACCTATACTATTTGGTATGGTAAAAGTAGGTAAGGACAGTGTGCCTGTTACTGCTACACCCGCTGCACTTGTTTCAATTTTTACTACATTATCATAATATAATTTTACCGCACCATCTATATCAGCACGAATCATTATTTCAGTTCCACCTGGATTCATCAGATAGAAATCTTCGGCTCTTATTGATAAATTACCAGCACCAGTATCAGCAATAACTGAATCAGAACCATCATGATAAATTTGTAAATCATCTCCTGTGCCTAAAAGAATTTTGGCATTATCTGGCATATCAATATGAGTAGTTGGACTGATAACACCTGTAACACCTAAGGTTCCACCAACAGTTTGGTTACCACTAACTGCTAAACCTGTTAAAGTGCCTACAGAAGTAATAGCGGTTTGAGCTGCACCTGTAACTGTAGCTGCTGTACCAGTAGTATTTTGATTTAGAGTACCAACAACAAGATCAACAGTTCCATCACCATCTTCATATGTTACTGTTATACCTGTTTCTGTATTACTACTAAACATCCCACCAACAATATCTTGTACTGCTTCAGTGGATAAACCTGCGTCAGCCGACCAAGCAATATCTGTTCCATCTGATTTTAATACTTCGCCACTGCTACCTACTGCTAATAGAGCAGGATTTCCTGAAGCATCACCATAAATAATCTTACCTCTTGCTATTCCTGCTAGTTCAGCAATTCCAACTGTGTTATCTTGAATTGCTGAACTAAGGGTAATGTTACCTGTGCCATCAAAACTAACGCCTGAAGCTACTACATCACCTGAGAGAGCTACTGTGCGACCTGTCGCTAATGCGGTTGCAGTTGACGCATTACCAGTAACATTTCCTTCAAGAGCTGCTACTAGTGTTCCTACGGCATAGCCTGTACCACTTGTATTTACAGTAGTTGTAGGGGCTGCCTGAGTGTCTTTAAATAATTTCCACTTACCACTATCAGAAGCATCTCTAAATAAACCTGAGTAAAGATCTTGAGAACCACTAGTATCATATAAACCATAGAGTCCTATATCTACTGCATCTGCAGCATTATTATTACTTGCTAGTGCTACTAACGGGTCGGCAACTGTAATTGTTGTACTAGAAACTGTTGTTTGAGTTCCAGCAACTGTTAAGTTTCCTGCTATTGTTACATTAGTAGGTAAACCAAGATTAATCTTATTATTTGAAACTGTTGTTTCTATTTCGTTTGCAGTACCTTCAAAAGTTAGGGTATCTGTTCCAACTGTAACAGTATCATTACTACCACTATCTGCAGCGATTGTAAGTACTGAACTTGTAGCTGCTGTACTTGCTGCTGTTACACGTCCTTGAGCATCAATAGTTAATACAGGAATTGCTGAACTTGAACCATATGCTGCGGCTGTTACTGCAGTATTAGCTAACTTAGCTGCTGTTACTTGATCATCTGCTATATGTGCAGTATCAATACTACCATCAGTATAATGTTCGCTGTCTATAGCATCGTCAGCTATTTTAGCACCCGTAATTGCATCTGCTGCTATATATCCACTTGCTATAGCTGTGCCTTGCCATACACCTGTTCCAATTGTTCCAACAGTAACAAGATTAGCTGCACTTGTAATAGCGGCTTGTGTTGCACCAGTAACTGTAGCTGCTGTACCAGTTGTATTTTGAGTACCCGCAGCATTAACGCCAGGTAAGTTAATATTAGCTGATCCATTAAATGATACTCCACCAATAGTTCTTGCTGTCGTTAGAGTAGCAGCACTACCAGTTGTATTTTGATTCAGAGTACCTATAGTAGCATCTAAAGCTCCATCTCCTGCATCATCATAAGCAAAAGAAATACCTGTATGAGATGCATTAGTTACTAACTGATTTCCTACAACATCCTGTACCTGCTCTGCTGTTAAGCCAGTACCCGTACCACTACTGGTAGCTTCCCACCTAGTGCTACTGGAGCTATAAATATATGTAACTCCTCCTACTGTAATGGTATCATCATTAGAGGGTGAGTTTGTAAAATTAATTGAGGTCATTTTCTAATCTCCTTAGTGCCGACTTTTTTGCATATGCCATTATTTTCTCCTACACCGCTGCTTGATGTGCTGCCCAAGCCGCTTTTACCGCATCTGTCCAGACTGCTGCCGCGATTGCTTTAACCTCTGTACTTTCTCCTGATACGTCATCATCTGGACTACAAACGTGACGATGGAATGATCGTGAAATTTCCACACTATCTCGTTCAATTATAGTAGCAGTTCTGACCTGAATCATCTTGTAGTCGCCTACAATTTCAATTTTATCTTCTACACTTTTTTCTGTTAGTGCCATTTTATTTTCCTTTTTGTCCGTGCCTATCTCCGATAGACATAATTGTTAAATTTGTTTAAACATCAGTGTAATATACTATAGTACCTTTAAAATGTTCATTGCCACCAATATAACTTGTTGGTATATACATAGATGATGTACCACCAGCAGCAGCAACACCTACCAGCCACATAACAGACCCAGTAGAGGATGTATCAAATGCTAATTTAGATACTGCTGTCTCTAATCCAGTAAAGTAATCAATATGTCCTGTTCCGTTATAAGCGAGAGTTGGATGAGCGAAAGGCAAACTACTCAGGAGACAATAATTGCCAGTCATAGAGCCTTTACTACTTAACGTTATATTGAAATTTAAAATTACTTGTCTACCAATTTTAGTATATGAACCTAAAGCTGAAGAAAGTGTTGCTAAATTACCAGCTAAATCTTGGAATGTTGGAGTCCATGTGCCTTCCTCATAATCGTCTAATAATTCGCTCGTCATTCCGGCTACATTAGTGTGAAGTGCAAAAGATATACCCCTGCCAGATGCCATAATTACATCTGCGCCAGGTTTAAAATCACCACTGGTTGAAACAACGC